TGCATAGCCATGTCTGTGAAGGTGTTCTTGGTCTGGCCCTCTAGGCCGTGCCAGGCATTAGGGTAGGCGTTCCACGGAGCAAGATTACTGATAGCATTTTTGAAGTCACCTTGTGCAGCGCTGTCTATGACAGGCTTGAGGAAGCTAGTCACTGCGTAATTAGGACGGCTGAGTAGGTCGAATAGGCGACTCACTACAGAAGGACCAGGAGCCCCCGGCGGAGGGGTGTTTGCATTAGCCTGGCGGAAGTTGCTATTCTGTAGAATAGCCTCTGCAATGTTCATAGGAGAGCCTGTGGGTGCACCACCCTGACCCCCGCCAGGACTACTACCGATATTGCCTACGAGCTGAGCAAGGAGAGACGCACTATCCAATGCCATTGTGCCCTCTCCTTAGCCTAGTACTTACCAAAGTAAGCGTATGCTGCTTGACCCGCAATATTGGGGTCTAGACCTTGCCGCTGCGCTTGCGCAGCAATATCAGCTATAACCTTTTGGTATGGAACGTTAGCACTGTTAGGATCTTGAGGATTAGACTTTACCTCATTGGCACTCAGTATCATGCCTTGAATAAGACTCATGTACTGGCTACCATTGCTGGGTGCCGCCTTAGCAAGGTAGTTAGCTACCCCGCTCAGTCCGTTACCTATATTGGTAGTCTGATTGGTGGCCTTAGCCTGGCTAAGATTATAGTTACCTATTTCCATCTTGAAGCGGCCAAGGTCTAGCAAGTGCTGGAACTGGTCATTGCTCTGCTGTGCCGATTGTTGCTGAACTTGTTGCTGTAGCTGGGATAGAGCTGATTGGTAAGCACTAGCCTTCTGAGCTTCCAAGGCAGCTATAGCAGATCCTTGGGTTTGTTGGTACTTCTGGAGCTGCATCAGAAGATCTTGCTGTGAGTTAACTCCCTGGAGCTTGGCAGTTCCCATGCCAGTAGTCCAGTAATTATTCATACCCTGCTGTTGCTGGCCTAGTGCTTGCTGCTCTGCATTAGACGTTGTGTCAGCTTGTTGTGTGTTAAAAGCTTGGTCTTTAGCAAGAGCACCCACAGTAGCGTCATTGGCAGCTTGCTGAATACCCAGATGTGCGTAGGTATCTGCCAGCTCCTTCATTGCACCAGTGTAGTTGCCCTTGATCTGACTTGTGTTGTCAGCTAGCCTTGCCTTCTCATTAGCCTTAGCGGAGGTAAACTGCTTCTTAGTAGTAGCAAGGTCGCCACCGTATGAGCTGGAGAGCCCGGCATACAGCTTGCCAATAGCCATACTACCATACTTCTCGTTAGCGGCAGCTTGGCTAGAGGCATTGCGTAGAGCTGCAATCTGTGGGTCGTACGTGCCGCCAGCAGCAGACATAGCCTGTTGCCGTAGCTGTGCAATAGTAGGAGGCGTATAATTAGCCATGGCCTCCCGCTGCATGAGCTGCTGCCATAGCATGTCTAGAGCAGAGCCCGGCGCACCGGGAGGAGGTGCGGGCTGTTGGGACTGAGAGGAGAGGGTATCAGCACCACCGGTGAAAGGACTACTACCGTATCCCATAGTGCCGCCGTAAGCCACGGTATTACCCCCTTACAGTCCGAATTGCGCAGCGCGCCTAGCAGCCGCGTCGCTCCGTGCTTGTGCTGCTTGGATGGCTTGGTCCTTTTGGAAGTTCGTGTTAGCAGTACTCAGATCCCGCAGAGCATTTGAGTGGCCAGTATTCAAGTCATTCAAATTGTTCTGGTAAGTACGGCCATAGTCTGCAACATGCTGGCCATAGAGGCCAGACTTGAGCATGCCCCGAGAGGCAAAGTCATTCATGATGTCAGAGAGGTCGTGAGTACGCTGTTCACCAAGCTGCCGAGTAGCGCCCTGCCAAGATGTATTATCTTGTGCTGTAGTACGCGTCTGGCCTGCTTGAAACTCAGCTAGAGCTTGAGCAAAGGCACGTAGCTGGTTTTGGTAGTTAGCGTCACTCTTAAGCCAGGTGCCTAGTGCAGGCGCTTTAGGCATAGTAGGTAGAGTAAAGCCACCTCCGCCACCGCCTCCACCACCAGAGCCGCCGCCAGTACCTCCGCCTCCACTACCGCCGCCAGTACCACCACCGCCACCACTAGGGGCAGGGGCAGAGGGAGGATTACTACCCCCACCCACAGGGCCGCCAGGGTTAGTCACCTTAGGTATAGGTGCACCATTGGCAAATGGGTTCTGGTAGTTCTGAGAAGACCTAGTGTCAGCCCCACCGGGGTTGGAGCCCTGTGGATTAGCTGCATTGTTGGCCGCACGACTAGCGTAGAATGCTCGCAACTGGCGTACGTACGCAGCCTGAGAAGCTGCATCAGCCCTTGCGTTAGACTGGTTAGTCATGGTGGCATTGCGAGCTAGTGCATTGGCATTAGCTCGCTGAGCTGCCGACGCACCCGCTGCGCCACCAGAACTAGAACGAGAAGGTGTCCTATAGGTAGGGTAGTTGGGAGGCCCCGGGTTATAAGGAGCAGTAGGCCGATATGGGTTACTCTGGTTACCCATAAGGCCAGCAGAGCTCTCCCCTGGCATTACTCTAGGCATTAAATGCTCCTCTGCGCATCGGGAGACGCGAAGTTTCCCGTCATGTTAGCTTTCATCCTCCGCAACATAGCATTACGCTGAGCTGTAGCTTTGAGATCGCGCTCAGCGTAGCCCATAGGGTCTACAGGACCCATAGTAGGAAAGGATCTGCCCCCACCGTATACCTTGTTACCCACAGCGTAGGGGTTAATGTTGTAGTTTTTAAGGGACGAGGGGTTAGGACTGCTAGCAAGCAGATTATTGAAAGCCATCAGTTCACGCTCTTACCGACAAGCTGCTTAACCTTAGTGCTTATTGAAAGCGTGTAGATCCGAGCAGGCCCGTCTGTGGTTGTACCATTAGTGGTAAGATCCAGCCTAAAGTTAATCTGACGGTAGCGTAGGCCCTTAATAAACCTCAAGAAGCGACGCTGTGTACCACTGCCTGTGGCTACGGCTACCGCTACAGAACTAGGGGAAGACAGAGGGTTTTGCCACGTGAGGAGCTGACTCCACAGTACGTTGTTGTTCTTGAGATCGCTCCACAGCGTCTGGAAGGAGAATACAATAGGAGTTACAGTACCGGTAACAGAGTTATTAGACAGAATGTCTGCACCCCACCAGTACAGTCTCTTGAACAAGTGGGAAGCGCCAAGATCGTAGTTCTTGGTTATGATGGTACACGTAATGGGAACGGCTGATCCATCGTTCTCGCTTGTGGATGAGTCGAAGCCGTTGCGTATACGATAGAACTTAGTGTGCTGCTGTATGCTGCTACCGGCAAAGTACTCTATGTTGACACTCTGCGACACATTAGAGGGCAGAGGAAAGAGCGGTCCAATGTTACCTAGGAATGCAGAAGCAGACGACCACTGGGACCATACCCGTGTGCGCAGACCGTAGACATAGATGTTGTTGAAGTAGCGAATGAAAAGGCGCTCACCAAATAGACACATGAACACATCTTCTGCGCGGGTAGTACCCACAGGAGTACCACCATCATAGATAAACTTAGTCTTGATGTTGATCTTTGTGAAAGTATAGTTGATCAGCTCAAAGACGGCACCCTCATGGTAGATGAATACCGAGTACTCAAAGGGGACCACGCAGTGCCGCTGTGTTGCGCCTACAATGGTAGAGATGTTCTCCACTACAGCAGAGGCAGGGTTTGTCTCGTAGGCTAGGATGAAGGTGCTGTCTTCCTTGAAGAGAAGAAGATTACCGCGATAGATGATAACGTCTACTAGCTTGGTACCGTCACCTCTGGTGACATCGATGAAGTCAGTGCCGACGTTGTAAGCCTGGTTACCCGCAGTTACAGAATCATAGTCAAGGAAGTTAGCAGGCTCAGAGAAGAATAGCCGAGAGGTATTAGTAGTAGCACGTTTACCTGGAGCTACAAAGAGACGCTCCTTAAAGACTACCGCTGCCTCACCCTTAGGCAAGTTCGCCTGAGCTACCCACCCACCCACAGGATCCCATTGACCACCCGGGTTAGCAGCCGTAGGTCCAGCTATAAGCCAGACCACGTCAGCATACTGTACCATGCACGCGGCCTGGACAGTGGCAGTAATGAGAGTCCAAGCACCGGCGAAGTAGTAGTATATCCCGTTGGTGTTAGAGCCAATGATGTAGTCACCGGAGGTAAAGCTACCCACTCCGATGACTACAATGCGCTCTGTCCACGTACCAGGGTCTGTGACAGCAACGATGGGTGGCCTACTGGCCAGACTGGCATCAATGTCTAGCTCTAGATTAGTAAGAGCTACAAGTTCATTGTCTGCAATAGAGGAGGGATCGTTGGTGGTGTTGAGTCCGCCTACGAAGGGGCCTAGCCTAACTACGTCTACACCAGGCATAGGTCCTCCTTACGCCACTCGTTCTACATACATCCAGGAGTTAATCCTAGTAAGCGTATTCTCAACTGTAGCTACGCGCTGAGACCATTGCATTTGTAGCGTACCGCCAGTACCACCAAGTACTATTATGCCTTGGCAGGGTACCACCATATCCACACCAGCAACAGTACCGGCAGACCTTGTCACTGCGCCCGCAGTCGCTGGCAAACGAACAGAGCTATCGTCAGTGGTAGCAGTAACGCTGACGCCACCTGGCGTCCAGTTAATAACACTACCAGCCGGACCCGTAAAGGTCATGTTGTAGTCAGGGGTAGCTGTTGTGCTGGTATACACTATGTAGCATTTGAATATGTAAACGGCGTTAGCTATCAGGTTAGGAAAAGCCAGATCTGCATCATTAACAAGTACAGTACTGTTGTTGACTGTCTGGTCTGCTGTCTTCCGAGCAAAGAAGGTATCGAACGGCATGTTAGCGAAACGACCAGCAGTAGCCTGGTAGAAGTAAGGCTTATCACCAAGGTCTGTCCGCTGTATAGACTTGCCTGAGTAGGGGGAGCCAGGAAACGCTGTCACGGGCTGGAAGCCCACAGCAGCGTCTATCTTGTCAAAAGCATCGTCAATGTCTGCGACAACATCGACTACGTCAGAGGGAGCAGCCTTGAGAAGGCTCAGGCGGGGAGTAGTAGTAGACATTAGAACCAGTCCTCATCTGAGCGCATCACAGTAATAAGCTGATACGTCTCCGCCTTCGCATCCTTCTCGGAAGTCTTCTGGCCTGTCACAGAAGTGTTGAACTCCGATGCCTTATTCTGAACAGAAGTCCAGTCCTCGTCCAGCTCGTAGGCCTGCTTCAAGCAGTATTCTACGATAGCGCTATGGTAGGGTAGTGGTAGATCTAGGGCATCGGCATCATTAACTACATCCACAGGATAGCGGTAGTAGTAGAGCTTTAGCCCTGACGTGAGAGAAGTCGCAGGTATAGGAAACAGTTTAATAGTATTAGCGAAAGCAGTATAGATAGCCGGATCACTCTGCCCATAGATGGTACCATCCCATCCATCTACGTACTCATCGAACTCTTGGAGACTCTGCCCCAGTAGCTTGAAGTAGCTGGAGCTAGCCCCGGAGCGATACAGGATTGAGCGAACTGTATAGCAGTCTGTGGGAATAGTGTAATCCTGCTGACCCTGTACAGTATTGGCTGTCGTTATCTTCTCTAGAAGCTCGTTATTCATCATAACGACTTCACGCTGGCCGTCATTCACCCAGCGGACGATGTCAGCATCCGTTACCTGTACAGAAGACTCATCACCAAAGGTGCGGCGAACGCGAGTCTTCACGTCAGACAGTATCATTTCACCACCGCTCCAGTCTGTGTATCAATCTTAACGATTGTACCGTCAGGGCGCTTACGCTTGATGAACCAGTTGCTACGACTAGTGGCCATGAAGTGCATCTCATCGGCAGCTTCCTCGAACGAGTCGAGGGCTGCCCGCTGCTCGAAAGCCTTAGCTGCGGCCTCTTTAGCATCTAGACTAGTAAGGACATTCCTCTTCTGAGTATTGCCTGACCAGAGCCTAGCTAGGATATCCTGCGGGTCGTCTGTCTCACCAGCGAACATGATAATATAGGACTTCTTGTCCGGCGGTGAGTGGACGATAGCATAGGGCTTAGACTTGTCGATGTCCGTCCTGCTCTTGGGCGGAATCCACCTAAGCTCTATATTAGGGTCCATGTCTTGCAGAATCTCGGAGAGACGGAGCCATTTATCAGAGATAAAGACTCCGTCTTCCGTAGCTACCGCAGGATCGGTGAACTGGTTGAGCATTAGGCCCTCCGCTGTGGGTACCACCCACCAGTGACGTGGGCAACTGAAAGGGCTATCAGCCCAATGAAGAGAAAGGTTTCAGGAGTAAGGAATACACCCTTGCTGATTGAAGCTAGTCGTAGAACAAGCCCGATAGAAAATGCTATGATAGCTATGATCGCTGCCACAGCACACCTTCTTTCAGTTAGAGCCTATAACCGTGAGCTACAACTGTGCTGTTAGTGTTACCCACACCGCCAGCAGGACAGGACACAACAATAGCCGTGTTGACAGCGCTAGCAGGCGCACCGGGCCGGAAATCAACGACAAGAGGTGTGTTACCTACTAGTGCCCCAGAAGCAAAGTCATATGTATACGACAGTGTGCCACCGAGAATACCAGTAATAGTAACTGTGACAGGAAGACCAGCAGTAGAACCAGAACCTGTCACCTCAAAGCCTGTGATGTAGTTAGTAACACCAGCCGTTGCAGGCATAGTGGCAGTAGCCGCTGCGTTAGCTACGTTACCGCTTGCTACGACAACTGGAGTAGATCCTGGGGGGTAAGCACCAACAGTCTGGACAGGATCTACAGCACCGGAGTATACAGACGGTGGTAGCTGGGTTTGAAGCCAGCGCTTGAACAAATCGTTAACAGAGATGGAGATAAGACCTGTCATAATGCTCCCTATAGGATACGGGTTGGGGAGGTCTTCACCGGCCCCACTCCGTTGATGCTACAACCCAACCCGTACCCTAGCTTAGTAGGATTAGCCCTCAGTAACCTGTTGCATAATCCCGTGGGAGTTACGACGGTGCGTACCCAGTTGGCAGTACTTGTAAAGCATTGCTGTGTAGGCGTCAGCGTAAGCCGGACCAGTGTTGATAACACGTTGCCATTGCGAACCATCACGGTTCATCCAGCCCCAGTCACCAGCCTGGTACATCTTAAGCTCGTTCTCATTCAGAAAGAACATAGTGTTCCACGGGCAGTCAAGGTCAGACACAACCGGGATATCGCCATCGTCGGTAGTGAAACCAAGACCAGTGAAACCACCAGCGAACTTCTGAGTGTTCACGTATTGCCGCTGTTGGATCAGAAGGTTGAAGTAAGCGCGCCGGACACCAAGAGAGGTGAAGATAACAGTAGTAGACCCACCGTTAGTACGGATGTTGTCCACCATGTTGATCATACGGCCTTCGGAGAGGGCCTGAACACCAGGGTTATCAACGACAGACACCCACACAGGGCTAGTGGCAGGGTTTATGTTGAAGAGAGTACCCGAACCAGCAACAATAGAGCGGAAGCCAGTAAGCTCCTTGTTACGGGAGTTGGTACGGGTGAAGTAGTCACCAGAGGCGGTAGTGCCAGTCGCAGCAGTAGTGAAGGTGATAGTGCTAGAACCAGCAGAGGGGGTGTCAGGCTGTACGTTGGTGATAACCTTACCGGTACCACCGGCCTTAATGGTGTCGGTGTTGTCATAGAGGTCTACGATCATACCGATCTCAAAGTAGATCGCCTCTGCATTGGACGTAACCAGCGTAGTGGTCAGTCCAACAGCGTTCGCAGTACCAAGCTTGCCCACCACAGTGCCATAAACCTGACGGTTCATGTCCTTGGAAAGGCCCTCCTTGATACCATTGATTTCAGCCTGTAGAGCTGAAACAAACGCTTGAGGGTTGCTATCGGCCAGCTCGAAAGTCTGACCGGTAAGCTCGATAGCGCCGTATTGATAGGTCAGCTTGACTTGCGCCGAGTCATAACCTTGCGTAGCAGCAGAGGGCAGCGAGTCAAGTTCAACACGTGCACCAATACCGTGGTTACGCTTGGTACGGATCGGGAAGCGGACGTACTTACCACCGACATCCGAAGTAACGCCTTCGGAAGTCTTCTCAATACGACGGAGGGTCTTGACATTGCTCTCAAGCTGGTCACGGAGGCGATCCTCAGTGACTTCCTTAAGAATGTTGTCAACGACCGTCATTGTGACGGTTGCCATAAGGACTCCTTTAAGGGCTAGTCCTGGTGATGCGCAGCCCTCAACATTTGGACCATCATGTCCTTAGTCTGGGATTCGCTGAGATCACGAGGACGTACACGTTGATCTGGCATAAACCCACCCGCACCCATGATCTGTGGGGGCTTGGGTCGGTTGTTATAGCTAGCGATAGAGTCAACGAACTGCGAGAACGCTTGCATAGCCTGTTGCTCATTATAGCCCGCTTGAAACATAGAGTTCATGTAAGGCTCGGCCGCGCCGCCCTTATTGAGCTCTTTGAACATCGGGTTTTCCTGAGCCATCCGGTTATATAGGTTATCGAGTTCCTTGTCCTCTTGCGCTTGCTGCTGCTCAGTGTTCTGATGCAGCATAATATCCCGCATCATGCCGACCTGCTCTTGCATCTGCATAAATTGCTGATATAGTTCAGGCGTCATGCCTTCCGGGATATCTTGTTGACCAGCGTAGCCCTGATCTCCGTTGCCCTGACCCTGGTATTGTTGCTGCTGTTGGCCCATTTGCTGTTGCAACTGTGGGTTCTGGCCAAACTGAGCGCCGTACTCTTGGTGCAGAGCTTGATACACAGCCTGTGGGTTTTCGTCAAGAGCTTGTGCGAGCCCTAGCGCTATGCGGATGTTATCCGCAGGGACGCCATTGTCAACGAATTCCTTATAAGGCGCGTATTGAGACTGTACTTTCTGGATACCGCTTTGGTGGTTCGCGTCCCACTTCTGGAACACAGGCATCAATTGATTGTGGTACTCTTTAGGAACGTCCTTGAGGGCTTCATTCCAGACAGGGTTTATCCCGCCATGGAAAGTCTGATCCGGCCCTACCTCGCGATAGGGCGCAGGACCGGTGTCTCCACCAAAGCCTTCGTTACCGTTATCCTGTGAGTACCCCTGACCACCTTCGCCTGTGGGCATAGTCATTCTAGTAACCTATTTTCTGTCTCATACTAGAGACGTTACTGGTACTATCTAGGGTAGGGTCACCCGACATGCTGCTAGCTACCGGCGCTTTCTTCTGCTTTGCCATACGACGCTGATAAGCATCAGCAGGGATATCAGAAGGGCTAGTATTAGTAGTGTATGTCGGGCCAGTGCTTGATTGAGAAGCCATTCTAGCCTCCTTGACGGCCCTTAGCAGCCCAGGAAGACATCTGCTTAGCTCCATGAGCCTTACGGCCTACAAAAGCCGCCAGAGCAGGGGGCATACCCTTTGCTTCCATAGCCGCGAATCGGCCACCTTGACCCAAGGGCGCCTTCGCATTAGGCTTAGCACCAGAAGATGACTTAGACTTGCCACTAGAAGAAGTGTCATCGGCATCAGGCTCAGTAGGATCAGCGCCACCTTGCTTCTTCTTTGCCATGTAGCCTAGAAGGCCAGGAGGAAGACCCTTCTTACCCGGAACGGCCTGGTTAGCACCCACAGGCTGCTTAGCCATACGCCGCGTTGCGGCATTAGAGAGATTGCTAGCCATTACGTACCCTTCTGATTAACATCCTCATTGGGCGTCGCAGCGTATGAGGCAGTATCGTATCTGTCGTTGTTGGAGCCCTTAGGACGCTCAGTCCTTGCAGCCCTGCTAGTGCCCATCTTAGCCCGGCGACCAGCGGCGGCAGAGAGGCGACTAACAGCAGCCCCTCTAGACTTACGCATGTCTACCTTGCCAGGGCCAGGCTCACCATTCATCTTAGCAATGAGTGCATTCTTGTGAGCTTGGGCCGCGACATTAGTAGGGTGTCGCCCTACTTCCTCTCCCGACCCAAGCTTCACAACGGCGTGCTGAGCGCCTTTCTTAACAACCTTGTAGGACATGCCTACCTCACATAGCCCGGGTCATCAGTCTGAGCCATGGCGTAGAGCTTGTCGTTAAGAGTCATAGTGTTAAGACGGGCTTGAGTGTAGACACCAGCGTTGATAGCGATAAGGCGAGCGTCGATAGAAAGAGTGCCGGTGTAGTTAGCACCTGTGGTCAGAAGGTCATCGTTAATAGACCGCCCGGTAGCGACTGCCTGGTTCTTGTTGGGCGGCTTCCAGTTAGTCAGAGCATGCGGAGCGACCATGTGGGTGGTAGTTGACGGGCTAGCCATTACGTTCCACCTCCCGGAGGTGTTTGAGGCCCACTACTAGGAGGCGGAGCGCCACCGGCTTGAGCCTGGTTATGTTGCATCTCTTGGTACGCAGCAGGAGAAGAAGGGTTAGTACCTTGCTGCTGTAGCTGCTGCATGATTGGCGTGGGCACCTGTGCCAGTTGGCCTCTCACAATAGCATCTATGTGCTGCTGCACGTGCTGCGCAAAGAGTTGCTTGATGTACTCAGGTGCCTGATCGAATGCCTGGCTTTTGCGGTACTTATTGTGGACATCCACATGCAGCCTGTGATCTTGCCAGTCCTGTACTGGGATGATAAGAGCTGGTATGGGATTGCCCATAGCATCCATAGCAGGAGGTGCCATGGTAGGCGGGCCTTGCCCGGCTAGACCAGGAATACTAAGAGGACTCTCTCCCGGAGCCCCTGGCCCTTCTGCTCCCGGAGCCATAGTATCCAGAGGATTCATACCAGGAGGATTAGAGTCCGCCCCCTGGGAGGCTGGAACCGGGTTGTTGTGGATTATTGAACGGAGACGGCCCCGCTGCCACATTGTTTCCGATGGGATTCCCGGCATTGGGGGTTGGGGCGGCTGGCCCATTAGGTCCTCCCATCATCTGCTGGCCCATTTGCATCTGTTGCTGTGCTTGCATAAGCTCTGCCTGCAACTGGTTGAACTCTTCGATTTGTTGCTGTGTGACTCGACTCATCTTGATGTTCTCGCGTTGTGCTTCACGGACATCTACTTGGATCTCGTCGTAGATCTTGTTAATACCACCTATCTCCATGACCTCAAGGCCCTTGGATGGGTCAATGAAGCCCATCTTCATCAGGTCCATGATAAAGGCTTGCTTAGCAGCCTTAGAGGTAGGTAGCGCTGAGCCCGCCTCGACGCGAATATCGTTATTGCCGCGCAAGTCCGATCCCTTAAAGGCCATGACCTCAAAGGACCCATCCAGTCCGACGACTTTAACCATACGCTGTGTGTCCCAGAACTGGGATACGAGGGACAGGGTCTCGAACGCTACCTTCTCTATACCCTCTTCGAGCGAGTCATATGCTACGGATAGCATGGACTCATCTTGCTCTTGAAGGTAGCTAATGGCTGTGGCTGCGCTAACGCCTGGCGGCGTTTGGCCCTTACTGACCTCGTGCTGGCCCGAGATATCTTCCATATCGCTAAGGATACGGTCAAGCTCTTGGATCACGTAGGCAGGGAGTGGAGATAGCGGTATAGGAGTAGGAGGTGCAAAGCCAGGAGTGTACTCGATGACGATGCCAGGCTCAGTAGTGATCTTTCTGGGGTCTATTGAACCGGCGGGAGCAGTGAGCTGAGGTTTAGCCATACGATTCTTAGCTTCAATGATCTGTCCCCGGGTACGGTTATACTCTCGCTGGAGAGGTATGAGATCCGTGATAGGGCAGTCGCTATAAAATTTCCCCGAAGGAATATGATCAAACTTAGCGAATGGGTACTTATCGTGGTCATAGGGCCAACCTTCTTGCCCATAGGTGATAGTATCCCCACAGACCGTGAAGAAGGCTCCATTGGGGAATAGCTTGATCGCGTTAGGCTTTACCCACACCTCTAGGCACAGGATCGTCTTCTGGTTGTCGTTCTGGCCACCACCAGAGGAGTTGATATTAAGGTAGTTATCCTCTAGGATCTCATCCTTGCCACCACCACGGGCATTAGCCAAACTAGTCTGTGGGTACATCATCTTGAGCTGTTCGCGGGGCTTGAGCTGTGCATGGATAAGAAAGGGCTGCTTCTCTAGTTCTACTTGGCGCAAGTCAGGGACAACCACATGGAAGGGAGTCTCCGCATCAAAGCAGAAGTCGCCCATTTGCTCACTATCGTGATCGATAGCGTCAGCATCCCAATAAGTCTTGATGTATCCAGTGCCCGTGGTCAATGTCCAGAATAGGGCCTGCCGGATAACAGACTTCATGTTCTTGCGTCGGTAAATGCTCTCCCAGATCTGCTCGCCTGCGCGAGCGGCGTACATGTCTATATCCTCTGTGGATGCAGGCACAATAGACGCCGAAGGCTTCTGAGAAGTCATCCGAGATAGCTCTTTACGAGTTATCGGGCGAATACGATTAATAGTAGGACGAGAACGATAATAGGGAGCAGGAGGAGTGAAGAGAGAGCCAGCTCCACCAGGAACGAAGTTGGGGGATTGTCGGAAGACAACGTTTTGTCGGCCGTAGTAGAAGGCGAGATTGAGTTTCCATTGCCTTTCTGCACTGGCACGCGCCGCTTTGCAATCATCGAACTGCTGCTTTGCCCAAGAGATTATCTTGTCTTTGTCCCTGCCACTACCCTTACTAAAGGCATCATCAGGGGATGTTGCCGAAGTCACGGAGGGCTCCGAGCTCGTCATCGTCATAGATGGTATCCCCCAATCCTTCCAAAGAGCTAGCGCGGTAAAGGAACTTCAAGCGTTCTAGTTCAGCCGAGTCCGACTGAGGTACGTACTCAGATACTACCGATGAGCCTTGCGACGTCAGGGTTACGAACGCCGGTAGGTCGCCCGACATTAGCCGGTTCATCAGATCCCGGTTCAATAGCTTCTGGTCGGCTAGAAGGTTCAACAGATTTTCTGTTTGGCTTTTCCACAATTCCTGTTCGCTCTTCCGTGCTTGCGTCCGGTCCCGCATCATGAACAAGAGCAGTCCGAACAAAATCAAGCTTGGAAAGAGCAGCACGTAGACGGTCATTTTCATCCTCCAGCCGTGTCACACGACTGCGGTAACCGTCTAGCTCCAGCTTGAGCGCCGCAGCCTGAATAGGATCAAGCCAGCCAAGTGTATTACATATCTGGCCAAGGCAGATGCTACAGAAGTAAAGAGCACCATAGCCACGAATATTAGTTCCCAGGTCAATGTACTTTCGACCGTCATGCCGCGTCTGCCCCCCACACAAAGCACATTTGCTCGGAGGTACTTCGGGATAATCCCGTACTACTACCCTGTCATACATATCTGCTCATTAGGGTTGGCGTTATTCCAGTACTGCACTGCTAGCCTGATCTTATCGGCAAACTCTTCGGAGGGGATCTCGCCTCTAAAAAGTTCCTCTAGAGTCTCCATGTTATTCCTTCGGCTTCTTGACCAGACCCTTGTCTACAAGACTCTGTAGGAACTCTAGTTCTTCCTTCTCTGTCCGTAGCGCCTTACGGATCATATCGTCAGATGCCGTCATGAAGTCTTTCGTTCCCTCAGACATAGTGTCTACTTTCCAAGCAGTCGATTCAGCTCCGCGATCCTACTAGCCTTCTCAGGATCCTCTTCCATAACCTCAGTTTGGCCCTCTGAGTCAACAGCACCCACAGAAGTACCGTCATCCACAGGCTCGGGCAAAGCCTCTGCCTTGACACCATCACCCGGAGCTTGGGGATAGCCACTCACTAGGAAGTTGCCATCGACAGAGACGGGAGCTGCGCCAGTCATTCGAGCAGAGCTGTAGTACTGCGGGTTAACCCAGCCCCAAGGATCGTCGCCCACTTCCTTTGCCAATGCATCAGCAAAGATAGGAGCCAGCTTCTCGAAGAGTCGGTGACCAGTAACTCCAGCTCGCTTAAAGACCATGTCTACTATATCTTGCGCCGACGCGTCACCCGTGTGAACCTCTTCACCCGTGGTGAGACGTAGGCGGAGAGCGTTGACCTCATCATGGCGAATCTGGTGAGTAGGAGCACCCTCCCAAAACTCATTCGCTGAGAAAACCTTGTCATCGCGTGTCACCATTAGAAAATCCCGATCCCCTCGTCGCAAGCGGTCCACTCGGTAGCCTCGTCGGCCTTGAACCAGTTATTGTCCCGCATGCCTCTCGAAGGGTCTACGGGATTATGCACGTTGAGCATGGCGTCAACTTTACGCTTGAGATCTTCTCTATCAGGGTCTCGGTTCTCGTTGAGCTTGAGGTCAGGCATGAAGGAGAAGAAGTAGCGGCTAGAATCCACAGCATGATCATCACGCTTATGAGGTTCCTCAATAGGGTTATTCTTATCACGTAGCTTAGCAGATTCCCAGATCTTCCAGCGGTAACGTTGCATCTCCCTGATCAGGTTAACGCAGTTGCCTGTGATGCGCCATGTAGGCATTCCAACCTTATCAGGAGCCAGGTAGGCGTTCATTTTGTCTATACCCGCGCGAACCTCGTTGTTAGCTTGGATGATAGGGATGCCTTGTAGCTGATACGCGATCTGAATGTTATTGCCAGTCTCGGCGTTGCGCTGTTTGATAGCCGGGTCACCGACATAGTAATTAGGTGCGCGCCCGAGGTCATGATTGATGAGGTGAACACGACTTGCATGTTGAGATACAGTCCAGTCACTTTCGTAGTGCTCATGGAATGTTACCACCGAACCGTTAGGATAAACAGCATGCCATAGCCAGGCCGTGGGATTATTGAGGCCATGATCCATGGAAGCGAACCATCGTAGGTTGAAAATGCTGCGAGGATCGATGGGATCAATGACGTGAAGAGGACCAAAGCCCTTAAAGACAAGACCACCCAGTTGAACGAACTTACCTTCACCTCTAGCCTGACGCTCCAAAGGAGCCAGATCTGCGAGGAATTCATCGACCTCAGTCTTACTAATGTAAGGGTTCTCGGAAATATCGACTTCGATAACGCGTATGTTGCTGTTGCGTTCTGTCTTACCAGGAAGGTAGATATCGTCATAGACCCAAGTCATGCCTTCAACTGGCGTCTCTGTGATCCACCAGGATCCACCAGTATCAATAAGACGTGCCTTGTTTTCTGTGAAGATACTGCGTGGTGGTTCCTCGTCAAAATGTATGAAATGGCGGGAGGTTCCAGCAAACTTCTGGATCTCCTGTACATATGACATGAACTCCACTGTACTCTTATTTGCCAGGGTCAGCATTCGTGTTTGTGCACTATAAGAGTCAGTCCACGATCCGTTGATGAGAGCAGACGGCGGTAGCCACTTTGCGAACTGTGGTTTGAGAATCCGTTCAATACCGTTGTCGAAGTCCACACCAATGACCCGGCCGCGCACAGGAGGTGGGGGGGTTTTCTTATATGGATGATTGCCAAGCAACCACCAGATATCTTCATTAACCCCACCCACGGTCTTACCTGAGCGGTTACCTCCGATATAGAGGCGACCCTTGGTGTCACCCTTGTGGAACATGACTTGCTTTTCGTGGGGCTTGTAACCCCAGATGTTAGGGCTGCTCGCTGCTCTCGATAGACCCTCCGTCAAGGACAGAGTCATCTCTTCGAGAGACAGCTCCTTCTTGCTTGTCCTTGGCATAGGTTTCCCTTTGGTAAGGTCTGTGCTGACATTCGCAGTAGTTAAGGGGAATATCGCCGAAGCTGTCCACACATTGCTGAGGTATGTGCTCTCTCCTGCATGGTAGACAGATCATGTGTATTCTGCCAATACTGCTACATAAAGTTTAGCACTTACGGTGGAGCTAGCAGTAAAGTCTATACGAGACACACCGATAGGAAAGGAGTACGTGCGAATCTTATTGATGTTGGTAGGATACCAGACCTGACTCTCAATAGTCTGTATAAGAGGTTCAGCCATGCCATTGATGGTGCCGTCTAGCGCTCGGCGGCCAACAAAGGAAATGGAGGTTAGGTTGTTATCTATCATGTCAGAGCGTATGTCTAGGACTATGCCTATGCAGGGAACTGCATACAGGAGAGAGCGATTGTCAGGGTTAGCAGTGAGGGCATTGCCGTTGTAGACTACTTGAAACGACACTATGTCCTCGCATCCCTCAGGTCCATGACCTTGGATAGAGCAGCATAGAGGGAGTTAATCAGTACGTTACAGTCTGCTACGGTAGCGGGGACTTTCAGTCCAGTCAGGGCTAGGCCCATGTCCTTACCCACAAGTCGGCCATTAGAACCGTCGTGGATATGGAGACCACTAGCTGACTGGTTACGCCCCGGGCCTAGTGTGTGGTGGTGGGACTGCTGTCCACCGTCTACGTCGTCCTTGGTATGAAGTAGGTTGACTTCAAGGGCTGTGGGTAGTGTAGGAGGTGCTTGTCCTGGTGGAGCATAGCCAACAACACCTGACGGTGCGTTTGGAGTAGTCATATCGAACCTACTATCTTGGCGGACATGCGCTCTTTAAAAGCACCCACAGGGCTGGCTTCGTTGGGAACTACCGCGGCAGCTATGGCAGGCTTAGGCATTGCTAGGCTACCACCGGCAGCTAGAATGCGGAAGCGCTCGCCAATACGAGCTACCGTCTCCTGATCTGTAACTTCCATCTGGATAGCTTCTAGAAGGCGACTCATCAAGAGCTGGACGTTCTGGATCTCTATCGACTGAACACCAGAGTACCGGCCGGATACTTCATAGAACAGTCGGATAGCAGAGATGTCGCCCTTGCTTACTTTGCCCAGTAGTTCTCTGTGGGCTATGGCCATTCCATCTTCGAACAGTTCTTCTGCTCGCTCTGTGATGTAGGCTCTAAAGGTCTTGCCCTTCATCCAGCCGCTGAACTTGGCTGAGCTAATGCCCAGGTCTGCTAGCTTCATCTGGATCGGGCGGTTATCTACGATGTTGAGGTAGGCGTTAGCAGCGGCTACTTGCTCGGGAGTTAGCTTGTTCTCGATGCGCTCCGGCTTTTCTATGCCGCGATTACGGAGCATGGTTGCTACTGTGTCGGTTTCGGCGGTGAACTTAACTACGTCGTGCTCCCAGCCAAGGACCTTCCCTATGATGTGGTAAGCAGGAAAAGCCTTATGGCGATGCCAGTGTTCCTCGATGTAACTGACGAGACGAAGCTCATTCTTGGTCGGAGGTTTCATCCGTTAACTCCTCGCGCAATCTTAGTGTGTCGCGCTGAACTCATCCGTGTTTAGCAGCCTGTACTGTGGCTGTCCGCCCACACACCAAGTGTACCCAACGTGTTAATGCGCTATACTTCGGAGAAGTTGTTACAGATGTCCACAAGTGCCGTAGTTACGGGACTAGTAGCCATGACCAATGCTTTCTCTAGAATGATGGGGAACTTCTGTTGCCCAGCTTCTAGCTTCCATACTGTGAACCGAGGAACACACAACGCCTTGCAGTAGGGATTGAGGTCCATACCACAGACCATCATACGCCATTCTTGGTGTGGGTGTAGTGGAGGACTGAGTTCAGGGAAGGTCTCAGGTAGTTCTTGTGGAAGATTAGCTTGTAGGCGAGAGGTCATCTGGTATTTGTAGTAATCTTTCTCTATGTCGGCGTTAGCTACTTCGAGTACGTCGATAATAGCGGCGGGAAGAGTCTGATAGGCCCCATCTTCTATGTACTCTACTGTGGTGAGGGCTAGTCCGGTCATATGGCTTAGCTCAGATCTAGAAACGCTAAGTTTAGCCATGCATAGGCCGATCGGACTAAGAAGATGGTTTTTTTGACCCCTAGAGGGCATGGCTCATCTCCTCCTCGCTGGTCTCAGTATGACACACCCCGTCTGGGACGTCAACCCCCCACTTTTAAGCGGCCGGAAGGCCCTCTGACCTGCGGGAACAGGGCAAGACACCCACAGCCGGCTCCTCTACTCGCCTCCTCTTCGCTCCTGGGTTGACAGGGGGCGGGGGAGGGGGTATCGCGTGTGCACAGGCGTCCGGGTAAGTACTTAGATCTATATTAGTAGTTTAAGGAGTTATAGAGAGGAGGTA